CAACTCGAAGCCTGGACACCACAGGATGATGATGAGGCGTGGGCTGCTCAGTTTGGGCCTCAGACGTGGCTAGAGTATCAGTGGTGTAAGAACGTGAGTAAGTGGCTCTCAGGATCGGCAGTGGACATTCTGAAGCGACGTATGGCAGAAAGAGAAGCATCATGAAAACGAGTTGTCTGCAAGTTGGTATGAACGCACACGTCAAGTACTGTCTGTGTACCGCCTGCTGGTTTATCCTTGCTCGCTCAGCGTTTGAGCCACAAGAGTTCATCGCACAAGCTGAGCAGCACGTGTTGAGCTATGACCAGCGAAAGGTGATTGACGGGATGAAGTTGCAGAGTTGGGATGATTGGGCAAAAGGAGAGGCATCGTGAAAAAGAAAGCACTCCAAGAGCAGGTCAGCGGATATTGCGAAGAAGTGATGCAGCTTGGCAACCAGCACCACTATAGGCCATTGCAGGTAAACGGCGCGTTGGTGATAGGCGGTGGCCCGGAAGGCTGGCATGCATACGCGGTGCTGGCAACAGAGGCAAGGATAGGAGAGATTGAGCGAGCGATGAAGAGAGAGGTGAGATAGGTGACCATTGATCAATTGAGAGCATTGCTAGAAGCCTCTGATCTGAACCTGCTCAGCAACTGGTCGCCTTGCTTCTTAGTGTCGTTGTATGTGCCCACAACATACGGCTGCCGGGTACAGACCGGCAAGCTCGAGTTTGCATCCAAGCGAGCTTTTGAGGCTGCTACACCTGAAGAGGTGATGACAGCCATTGATGAGATGCATGCACGTCTGCTACGAGCTGCTAAGACGCAACAGGGGGATGTAGCAAAGGGTGGCACGGTGAAGGTGGCAACGGAAGCGCATATTGCTGAGCAGGTGACGATCAACTACCCGGCGCATTAGGAGATGAAATGAGCACTATCATCGAAGTTCTACGCACATCTAAAAGGTATATGTATCATCTAGTGTGTTATGTGCAACGGAATGATGATATCGTCTACGGTGTGCTAAGGCTGCGAGATAGTGCAAAATGCGAGAAATGCGGGATGATTATTCCATCAGGGGCGCATTCGAGAGAGGAGGAAGGCATTCCTGAGAAGGTGGAGCAACTGACGCTGTGGTAAATGGCAGGGATGTGTTTTTCTTGCGTACCATCTCGTCAAGAAACCGCTTGCAGTGGCTTAGAGCTAAAATCACCCGTCTCAAAATTGGTCGCCCAGAAAACGCAATGTAGGCCAAATAGAAGGGGTTAGATATAATGGCACTTGAGAAATTAATCCTGAGCACTCGTGAGGGAACCTGTACCGACTGCGGACAGCAGTTCCCACCCAACACAATCGTCATGCTCAATACGCACAAAGGGACAGCTAGGCACAAGAAGTGTCCAATAGAAGCTGAGAAGAAAGAAGGAAAGAGTGCATGAAAGACGGTGATGAGCTGCTCACGTTGAGAGAGGCGTACAACTACCTAAGGATAAGCAGATCGACAATCTTGAGAATGAGAGCAAGAGGCGAGATACAAGCGCACAAAGTAGGGAATGGGCTACGCTTCTACGAGAAAGACATCAAGAAGGCGGTAAGAGCTGTAGGGGTAGAAGGCGCGAGCGATCAAGTGGAATTGGTTGACACTGAGGGGAATTGAGTGGAACTGATATTTGACAACCAGTGACCAATGTGGGATGATATCACAACAAATAACCATTAGTTTTGATATACAGGGAGGTAAGTAAGATGGAATATGACAATCATTCCATGCAGTTACAAGAGCAAAGTCCTAGGCAGAATAACATCAGGATAGCCATAAACGCATGGCTTAAAACGAAAGAGAGTGAAAGCGGGAGCATCCGAACTGGAAAGATATACAGTGAATATCTCACATCATTTCGTGAGATATTGCAGCTTTCAGGCTTGGATTTAGATGGGTTGCCAATAGGCAGAAACCCATCAGAAGAAGAGAAAGACAAAGGTATAGCTCTCATAGCTTTTGCGGCTCAAAATTGGGCTGGTAGGGCTCAAAGAAAGGAAAAGGTTAGCTCATCAACATACAATCAAAGGCTGGCTGTATTAAGTAGCTTCTATAGCTTTGCAAAGAAGCGGCGTTTTATTAGTATAGACAATCCAATAGATATGATAGAGAGAGGAAAGGTGCAAGAGTATGCAAATGCGCAACCTCTGACTAAAGAGCAAGTGATGCAAGTGCTTGGAGGAATAGACAGGTCTGTATTAGCTGGCAAAAGAGATTATGCTTTACTTCTAGCACTTATAAGCACAGGGAGACGCGCTAGCGAAATATTAGGGCTACAGTGGAAAGATGTACATATTGAGGGTGATGTTATCACTTTGCATTTTGAGTACTGCAAGGGCGGCGTCAAAATGCGTGATAAGCTAGAGCCAAGGGTGGCTAAGCCTCTTATGGAATATCAACGTTCACTTATAAAACAGGACCTAGGGCTTGTAGAACCGGAGCGCTTTGTATGGGTCTCTCTCTCCATGAAGCGTCTTATGCAGCCACTAACACAGAGAGGTCTAGCCGACATATTCAAAAGCCGACTGGGGACAATGAAGGTACACACGACACGGCATACCTTTGCCTACAACATGGATAAGTCAGGGGCTAGTACTACAGACATTCAGGAAAGGCTGGGGCATAGCAATATTGCTACTACTGGTAAGTACCTAAAGCAGTTGAAGAGCGATGAAAATAAACATGCCTCTCAACTACTGGACTTCCTGGGAATAGAATAGGTAGGGAGAATAAGTTGAAACTTTTCTGTACTATCTGTGGGAACCTAGCGCATGATGTACAGGTCCCTCATCAGAAGATGGAGCTTAGCATCTGTCAGGCGTGTCTTCCCTTCTACAATGAGCAGCAAGCTAAAATTAAAGAGATAGAGCGTACTATCTGGAAATACCACCATCTCACAGGTAAACTGACAGATAAATATGGATAGATTGCAAAGATTGACCCACATGCTACACTGAGGCTGGGCCTGTAGCTCAGTTGGTAGAGCGGTGCCGACATGCTTCGAGCAGAGGGCACTTGTCGCGGGTTCGAGTCCCGTCAGGCCCATGGCGTGGCTATCGCATACAACCTATTATTGACTAGGATGCTAAAATGGAAGTGTTCAAATCTAAAACGGCATGATGATCGTAGCTCAGGGGTTAGAGCGTCGTATTGTGAAGATACGGAGGTGGATGGTTCAAGTCCTTCCGCTTATCCTATACTGTTTGCGAGAGAGCACATCGTGGTACCACAAGCCTCTCTTTGGAGCAATCTGAAGAGGGGCTTCTTATTGCCTTTTCTTGCTTCCCTCATGACTTTTATCCTTTAAGACTGTCATACTGATGTTTGCCCTTTACGACTAGCAGAGTACATGTTATGATTGAGATGAGTAGCAATGGCTGCTCACAAGAGTTGAAAAGTTGGTTACACCCCGGCTCTCAGCTCAAAACCATTGTGTGTTAGATAACCGTTTTCGGTCATATGGCATACGAAAACCAAAGGTTAAGCTTTCAATCAGGATAGACATGAGAGTTCGGGTAAATGCTTTCATGTCTATCCACTCCAAAACATGGAATACGTGTGAATATATGAATGATGTAGCAGTTGACCCAACTGAAGATGCACAAGAGCCATTTGAGCTTACCATCAGCTTTACGCCTGATGAGTGGCAGCAGATAAAGTCTACTCTTGAGAATTATGACCACACGAATATGACAAAAGATGAAATTATGGATAGGCTCAAGTTCTGGGCTTGTAAGTCAATCGACTCAAATATACGTTCGTTGAATACGCCAATAGGGTACAACTCATGATTGAGTGGGCAATCCGTGCTGGTTTTGCCATCGCTGGTGTGATAGTGGGATGCGGGCTGGCGCTGTATGTTGAGTCGAGAGGAATGCCATGGTAGAGAGCGATGGATGAGCGTAAATCGGACAAATCGGACACCCTTACACGCGCGTAGGAAACTGTTGAATGAATGATGAAGATAGAGCACAAGCAAAAGAGAGATTTTTAGTGGCATATGCTGCTGCTGGCAATATCTTGCTTTCTTGTAAAGCTGCAAGTATTGCAAGAAGCACATTCTATGAATGGCAAGAGAAGGATGAGGAATTCAGCCTAAAATGGCATCAGGCTGAGCGTGACTTTGCTGATCTTGTCCTTGCTGAGTTTATAAAACGGGCCAAGGATGGCTACGAAAAGCCAGTAGTAAGCGCTGGGAGAATCGTCTATGAAGAAATCCCTGAGTTGGATAAATACGGTTTCCCTGTCGTAGATGAGGGTGGGCATCCGGTCGTTAATCGCAAGCCACTTATGGAGCGCGTGGTCAGTGATACTCTGCTTGCCATGGCAGTCAAGAAACACTTCCCTGAGTATCGTGATAAGCAACAAGTCGATCTTACTTCTAATGGTGCTTCAGTAGTCGTCTACCTGCCTGACAATGGGCGTGACCCTGCCGTGAAGGAGGGTCAATCCGAATGAGCACGGTAATGCAGCGGGAACAAGAAGAGATAAGACCGCAACCCGGACCGCAAGAGATGTTTTTGTCAACATCGGCAGACATCGCTGTCTATGGTGGATCAGCAGGAGGCGGCAAAACGTTTGCATTGCTTATGGAGCCACTTCGTCATGTGGATAATGCAAAGTTTGGCGCTGTGACCTTCCGACGTACCTATCCTGAGATTAAAAATGAGGGTGGCCTCTGGGATGAAGCATCAAACATCTATCCTCTTGTTGGAGCAAAGCCACGTGAGACAACCCTAGAATGGGAATTCAATTCAGGCGCAAAGGTCAAGTTTGCGCACATGCAACTCGAGAAAGATAAATATAGTTGGCAAGGATCTCAAGTGCCCTTGATTTGCTGGGATGAGTTGACCCACTTTAGCGCATCGCAATTCTTTTACATGCTTTCCCGTAACCGTTCAACCTGTGGTATCAAGCCATACATTCGCGCCACGACAAACCCTGATGCTGATAGCTGGGTAAAAGACTTCCTTGCTCCCTGGATTGATGCAACCTTTCCAAATCCTGCTGAGAGCGGAGAGATACGCTGGTTTATTCGCGATGGTGGTCAAATTATCTGGTGTAAGCCAAGCACACCCGATGCGAAGTCAGTCACGTTTATCCGGTCAAGTATCTATGACAACAAAATACTGCTAGAGAAAAACCCTGAGTATCTTGCTAACCTCAAAGCCTTGCCTCTTGTCGAGAGAATGCGTCTACTTGACGGTGATTGGTCTATTCGTCCCTCTGGCAATAAGTTCAAACGTCACTGGTTTGGGGAGCCTATTGCTGTGCCACCTGCTGACATGGATGCCATCGTACGCTACTGGGACTTAGCTGCTACTGAGCCAAAAGACGGCAGTGACCCAGACTATACAGCGGGTGTGAAGGTCGGGCGCAAAAATGATATGTATTACGTGCTAGATGTGCAACGTGAAAGAGCAACGCCGGGAGCTGTCGAGAACTTAATCAAAGCCATAGCTGCGCAAGACGGCGTTGACACGTTGATTGTCATGGAGCAAGAGCCTGGCAGCAGCGGCGTCAACACTATCTCTACCTACCGTCGCCTGCTCGCTGGCTATCAGTTCAAGGCAAACAAGACGACTGGCAAAAAAGAATTACGTGCTAATATTGCATCATCACAAGCTGAAGGTGGCAATATCAAAATTGTCAAGTCATACTGGAATAATGACTTTCTGAATGAACTATCTGCATTTCCTATGAAAGATGTACACGACGACCAAGTTGACGCCTTTTCTGGAGCAATGGAGAAAATCATCAAGCTTGGCAGGGCAGGAGGTATGATTATTGATGCTGAGCCAGCGAAGCAACAACAAGAACAACAACAACAGTATGAAGAGGAGGATGAATTAGCATGGCGATAAACTTCCCAAACTGGATACGCATTCCTAAGCGGCGCTCCCGTGTGATAGAACGCCCGTATGATGTCCCTAAATACCCTTCCAACTCGCATACCTCAGAGATGTACGAGCGCAACGTGGGTATCATCAACCTAGAAGCAGCATCAAAGCGTAGTGCTAAAGCCCCACAGTCGAGAGGGCCTAAAAATCTCAGCATGGCATGGGATGATACCTCCCTCGGCCTAGGCAGTGTCGTGACACGCGACGGGCTGCTAGATGACAGGCAAAAGAAAGACATTTATTACCAGGTCTATCTTGGTGATCAGTGGGTATCAGGCTGTGTGGATAGGATAGCTGCGCGTATGACATCAGGCGGATGGGAAAGTGTTGAAGTTGAGAAGGGCAAGGGGAGCGAAAAGAATGCAGGAAGAATAAAAGATCTGCTGTCATTTGAAAGTCTGGAAGAAGATTTCTTGCAATTCTTACGCTCAATAGTAACAGATGAGCTCATATTTGGAGAAGCATTTTGTGAGTTAGGGTATCTAGGGGATGAAGTGGTAGCACTGTACCCAATTGACAGTCTCACCATGACGCCCTACTTCGATAAGCACGGAACTGTCACAGGATATACTCAGAGGCTAGAGAAGAGTACAGACATAGTGCGATTTGAGCCGCGTGAGATTGTCAGATGGTGGTTGCCTGACCCGAAAGCAAAGAAGAAAGCGCTCTCACCAATTGAGAGGCTAAGGGACCCTGTATTCTTGGATCGGAGCATGGTTACATGGGGAGAGAAGTTCTTTCGCCAAGGTGGCAAGCCTAGTTACTGGGTAGGAATGGGAGATGACTCAAATGAAGCTGATGCGAGCAGATATATCAAATGGTATAAAGAAAACTACACCGGCATGGAAAATGCTCATATCCCGCCTGTGATGTATGGAGGAAGCAAGATCAATGAGTACGGTAAAGGCTCTATAGAGCTTGACTTTGACAAAAGTCAGAATAAGCAGCGTGATAGGGTCTTGGTCGTCTATGGCGTGCCACCTGCTCAGCTCAACATCATAGAGAGTGGCAACTTGGGAGGTGGTACAGGTGATAGCCAGGAGAAGTCATTCGATTATAATACAGTAGCACCACATAAGAGAACGATACTTGAGAAGTTCAATTATAGAGCTATAAAAGTAGGGAAGGGTATTGAGGATTGGATAATAGACGTACATACAGCAGACTATCGAGACGATAATGAGATAGCAGATGTTGAGGACAAAGGCATCCGCAATGGCTCTCTCACGATCAATGAAGCACGTGAGGGTAGAGGTCGCTTAGCTGTGAAAGGTGGCGATACGAACGCTATCATCACAGGCAATATCATCACACCTGTCTCTCGACTAGAGACTATGGAAGAGGAGCAGACACAACAGGCTCAGCTCTCACTGCAAGGTGCTCAGCAGGCCATGCAACGTATGCAGCAAGGTGATAATCAGGACAATCCAGATGATAACCAAGATGGGAACCAACCGCCAAAGGATAAGCAACCTCCTAAGCAGAAGGATGAGAAACCGAAAGGATAGAGCATGAATAGTAACTATAAAGGTGAATTGATGCTAGCTGATGGCACTCCTGTAGGGAAGGTAGTGGATTGGCATATAGTACATGAGTCTATAGAAGTGCCAACAGTCAGTTTCAAGGATATGTTCGATAGAAAAATTGAGGCCACCATAGAGGGGACATTTACACCCGGTGAAGGCCTGCTTGGATTGATTGACATAATCTTTCATGACTATCAATCCTCTAAAGTGTGTGTGTATGTCTCTAATGAGGCGGCAAGGATGCTTGAATATGCACGGCAAGGGAAGTGGTATCCCAGCCACAAGAGGCGCAAGAGCCAATCTCGTATGAGCAGGAAATGGAGAGGTAGAGCTTGAAAACCGTAGACCTTCTTAACTATCCCTATCCCGCTCTCATCCTGCCTTATCCATCTGGCATCATGATAAAGCAGCAAGTAGCAGGACTCGCTACCGAGCACCGTTCTGTAGAGGGAATATTCCTCCCGTTGCCTGTGCCAGCTCATAGGCTAAAGCTTTTCATGAGTGCTCTTGAGGCGATCCATCCGGGGTGCTACAGTGAAGTTACATGGGATGAAGCGTGCAAGTTGGATGATGTGCTTAAACAATATAACATTCCAGTGGATGTAAATAAGGGCAAAAGGAAAGAAAGTACGGAATCATGGGTATATGTGCGCTTATTTGGGAAAGATGATAAATGGCCTTTAAAACCTAGCAGTGACTCTTCGTACATCAAGTTTGCCAAGAAGATCAAGCCTGATGTAACAGATGCGGAAATTGAAGCGGCTTACTCCTGGCGTATCTTCGTGAATCTGGACATGCTAGCCGACTTTGCAGGTCAAGAGGCGATACTCACATGGGAGAATTGTGACTGATGCACTACACAACCGTATCTGTTGATCTTACAGGGGGTTACGAAGAACAATGCATAGATGGGGCCATCGGACAAGGGCTAGAGGCACTAAGCAAAGAGATCAACGGTCCTGTGGAACTGGTGTCCGTTGTGCCTGTGCCTATCGGTGAAAAGCTCTATGTGACCGTACTTGCCAAGCCTTACCTGCCAGTAGCTGCCATTGCAAAGCCTTTCATGTCAGGAGTGCTGCCGTTATGATTAAGCATCCTATCAACTGCTCTACTACACATAGAAGGCTTGCTATGCTCAGTAGAGACGGTATCCACTTATGGTGTAGTAGGTGCAATGTTGAGCATGTTGTTTCACGTGAGGAGATCAATAGAATGTGGACTCAACTCGATGAGCAGCAATCTAGGCAAGAGGCTAGCGTAAAATGATTGTATCGTGTTATACTGATGACAATGATTGCAGGTTCGATCCCTGCAAAGCAATCCCAGTCCCGTCGTAGTGTAGCAGCGCACGCTCTCTATCGCGTATGGACTACCCATTGGAGGTAGAGAGAAGAGGGGTGCAACTCCTGTCTGACGGGAATAAATTGAATACGCAATCCTGAGCCTGAGCCCTTTGAGCCTGAGCCCAACCTTTCGAGGTTAGGGCTCTTTTTTGTTTGTGAGAGAGATTTATGGAAAACCGCATAGCTCGTATCAAATCTATCTTCCTAGAGGATGACGCCACGTCCCTTAATGGCAGAAAGTATCCTACTCAAACAGTCAACCGTCTTGTGCAGGCTGCTCAGGTACAACTGTCTGACCCTAATGCGCTCCCTCTCACTGTCTACCTCTCACATGACGACGCCTACATGGATTCCACCCGCGATATCGTCGGCAAAATTGCTGCCATCGGCAAGGAAGGTACACAAGCCTTTGCTCTCATCGATGTGCCTGATACAGAGGCTGGCCGCGATGTGGTGGAACTGGTCAAAGGTGGCTACATCAAATCTCAGAGCTTACGAGCGGTCAATGCGGAGATGTACATCGATAACAACGAGCCATTCCCGATGGTTGGCGGTGAGAATATCCGTCTGACTGGCATCGATTTCACCTCCTCACCAGGCATCCCTACGGCACGCGTTGAATATGTTTCTGAATCGAAAGAACCTCAAAACCTCACTGAAATCTTTGCATTTAAAGATACTGCACTTATAGAAGAAATAAAAGGCTCTAATGAAGCTCTCTATCCACAATCACTCAATACTACTCATGACTATCTCGCATGCGCAATAGGGTTAGAATGCGCACCTGACAAAATGGAACGTGCAGATGCACTAAAGTTCTTAGGTATCACTGAGGTGGGTGCTAAATTTAGTGCTAAAACCTTGGAATACCTAGCAAACGCACATAGCGGATTAGCCGCTTATCTCGGAAAAGAATGTAAGGAGAGTACGGGCGATACGTCTGCACCTCCAGAAACGGAGCAACCTATGACACCAGAGGAAAGAGCCCAGCTCCTAAAGGAGTTGCAAGAGGCTTTCACCCAGCAGCAGCTACAAAATCAACAGAAGGAAGCTGAGAAGCACCAAGAGGCACCTAAGCCAAGTGCAGAGGATGCATTGAAGCTTTTGCAAGAGGCTGGTTACACCGTCGCAGCTCCTAAGACATCAGATCAACTGATGCAAGAGACGCTCGATCAGAAGTTTGCTGAGTTGCAATCATCCTTTGACGCAAAGCTCACAGAAATGCAGCAGAAGATGAATCCCCGCTATGTCCCTCAGCGAAAGAGTATGGTGGAAGGATCGAGTGAGCAAGAGCCACCTAGGAAGCCTTACTATCGCAGAGGCGATTATCTGAAAGAGCAGCTCAGAGATGTGAATACTCGTCTTGATCTGCTCGACCGTTCAAAGCCACTGCCCGAGGGAATGAAGCCCGAATGGATACTCAAAGAGCTTGAGGTTGAGATGATGGGGCTTATGGATGCTCAGCAGAGCTTGGATGGTAGCTTGCAATTTTTAAGGGAGGTTTAAATTAATGCCTGCGAGTCTTAGAGAAATCAGGGAAGCTTTTAGCTTGGCTTCATCAGGGGGAGCAACTAACCTTACCCTTAAAATTATTGACCGTACACTCACTGAGTTGCGTCGTAACTGGGCACCGCTTGAGAGAGCTATCCCACATCAGACGTGGGAAACAGACATCTTTTACTTCAACAAGAGGACAGCACTTCCACAGCCTCAGCACACGACAGAGGCGCCTCCTAACAGTGGTACGGGATCGGTAGCAGCTTCTAACTCTACCTATACACAGGGATCATTCCCGATCAAGCATACTGAGAGCCTGGGAGACCTCTCGAACTTCACCGTACAGGTCGCACGTGCAAACGGAAACCTGTTTGACTTGGAACTTGGAGCCCATGCAAAGGCCATGGCGTGGTTGGAAGAGACCACCCACATGTATGGCTCAGCATCTGCAACCTTGAACACCAAGCGCCCTCAGTGGGACGGTATTGACCAGATGGTAGCCAATGCCAACAAGATTGATGCGGGCGGCCAGCTTCTTGCCTTCCAGATGCTAGACAACGCTATCGATGCGGTACGTGGTGTCTATGCCGCTGAGCTTGGAATGGACTACTTCTTGATGATGAGTCCAAAGATGCAATCATACGTCAATGGCTTGCATGTCCAAAATGCACGCTATGTGCAACAGATGGCGCGTATGTTCTTGCGTGATGACTACGGCGATCCGAATGCTCCTGTAGGGGACAGTGCTATTGACGCGGGTGTAGAAGTTGCGACCTATAGAAATATCCCGATTGTGGTTTCAACCTTCATGGGCAATCAAGGTACGATGGGAACCATCTCAACCACTGGTAATACTGGCTCAGGGTCCTCCCTCTTGGCTGCTAATACCTACTACTACCGGATGGAAGCCGTTACCAGATACGGACTTACAGCAGCTTCAGCAGAGGCTTCACAAACCCCATCTGCAGACGCCAAGAACGTTGTCCTCACCTGGACTACACCGGCGCCAACTGATGCTGACGGCAATGTGATTGACATTCTCGGCTATCGCATCTTCCGTGGCACCTCTAGCGGCACTGAGAGCCTGTATGCACTAGTCGCAGCCTATGATCTCAGTGATGCATCGGTGGTTTCCTTCACAGACACTGGGCTCATCCAAAACCCAGCCACGACCAATACGCTGTACTGGGCAACGGTTGCCAGTTCCAGCACCAATGCTGTCTCTGATGGTGTAACTTTCCCACGTGTGCAGGCTACCGGACAAAACACTGAGGACATCTACCTCATTCCACGCGATCCTGACATTCTGGTATGCCCAGAGGTCAACCCCATTCAGACCACACTTCTGGCAGTTGTGAACGCACGTACAAGGCAGTTTGCCCTAACCAGTGACAAGTCTCTGGCACTACGAGCGCCGGGGTATGCAGCAAAGATTTCACGTGTGAGGTCTGCATAATGCCAATACTCTTCTATCACGACATAAATGAAGATGGGCATGTAGCTCTCTCCGAAGGCATCATAGCAGGGCAACGTACTCCCGAGCGGCATTATCAGCAGAAAGGCCACTTCCTAGAGGTCAACCCGCCTGCAAATGCTAGGGAGCATGATATCGAGGAGCTGCAAAAGGTTGGCTATCGTTTAGCTACTCCTACGGAACAAAACATCTATGTAAAGCAGCAAAAACGAGCTGGGACATTGGAGGAATAAATGACCGCAACACAAGCACTCGACCAGAATTATCGCACGATAGGCGGGCCGACCGATGGACAGAAAGCAACGTACTCTGCTGCAAAAGTCGGTCTTGTTCCAGGCGCGTCTGCTACAGACATCTTTACAATCACAGGAAGTGCATCAAAAACTATACGTGTCACACGTATCGAGATTGTAGGCACATCAACATCAGCAACACCTGCTGCTCTTGATGTGTTACTGCTCAAGAGGAGTACAGCCAACTCAGCAGGTACAAGTACAGGAAGCCCGACCCCGGTAGCTCATGACAGTACAGACGCAGCACCAAGCGCTACGGTGTTGAGCTATACCGCACCTCCTACTACAGGGACCTTGGTGGGTACAGCGCTTCGTAACCAGAAGCTTATGCTTGCACTGGCCACCTACACCGCTACCGACTTCCCACCTATGGATAGGGTGAATTGGGAATTTGGCAACCGACCATCAAAGGCTGTCACTCTACGAGGCACGAACGAGGTCCTAGCGGTCAACTTGAATGGGGTAACTCCTACTGCAACCGCGTCGGTTGATGTCATGATCGAGTGGTCGGAAGAATAGGGTATTAGAAGCATAAGAGGAAGTACATGCCTAGACTGTATCTGACCCCTACGGAACTCAGTGAGACGCCCCTGGGGATCGGCTTGTCTTCCTCTATCTCTGCTCTTGGTACAAACGTTATCGATAAGCTTTTGGCGAGAGCATCACAGAGTTGTGACAGCGAGTGCAGACGACGATTGCAAGCACCTGGAAGCACTACACTTTCACAGAACGCTAGTCCAGGGTCTACTCAAATCTCGGTAGCCTCTACTCTTACACTTGATGCGTTGGATGAGCAGGCGGTACAGATCGGCACGGAGACGATCCTGATCAAGCCCGGTGGTGTCTCTGTCACGAATTGGGCGTCTCCCTATCCTGGAACAGTCAATCTTGCCAGTGCTACACAGTTCTCTCACAACTCAGGTGATCCGGTGACCTTTCTCTACAAAGAGACAACAGAGGCCGGGGGATCATCTAGCTCAGATCCCTATGCAGAGGCCATGTTCACTCAAGAGGCTGAGATAGCCTATGCACACATGCCATCTATGTCGCAAGGTGGACTTACACGTGTCGTCTTTCTCAGGAATTATCCAATCATCAACATATCTGCTATAGAACATGCATTTTCATTCTCAAGTCAGTTTAGCTCAGTTGATACCTCTGTAGAGATACCTGCCCCTCATGATGGTTGGTACAGGTTTCAACCTGGAAGTGTCATCCTGAGAGAGGGCTTGATGAGGACAACGTACACGGGAGGCTTCCAATCTGTACCCGATGACATTAAAGAGGCTACCTCACTCTTCTTTGCAATCCAGATGAGGATGCTAGCGAATCCGTATGGAGCAAGCGAAGTGCAAATGGGGAAACGTCGGCAAAAATGGGCGTCAGGTAGCGGAGGTCAATCGATAGATCCTTTGGTGGATCAAGCATGCGGCAAGCTAAAGAAATATAAGAGGACAGTATGAACATATTCTTAGATCCTAGTTTCCTAGCTATCTTCAATTTATTCGTGTTGCTTCTATGGCCCGTCTTTGGCACCTATACAGGGCCACGTCGCAATGTGCTAGATGTGATTGTGCTTATTCTTGCAGTTATCGCAGTAGTAGCTGATATTGTCTTTATAGTGCTTAGGCTAGTGCATTAGAGGATAGTATGAGTGATGACGTATTCGGGAAGGTTGCACGCAATAATGTGCAGGTCTATCCAAAAGAGCTGTTTCAGATGGATAGAATGAGCGATATAGAGGCAATGACGTACAGCTTGCCACCACATTATAGTTTTGATGGGTATCATTTAGGGATAATTGATCTCAGGCAGAATGATTATATAACTAATTTAAATGTAAACAATCCAGTAACTACTATACCTAAAGCGTATCAAATAACCAATATGCCTGAAAGCTTTCCTGACAATCATATGGAGTTCCAATGTATCGATGCTGATAGAGCGGCCATAACAAGATAAGGAGAAAGTCATGTCAAATCAAGTACCAAGCATAGGCAGAATTGTCCACTATGTGATGTCCGATGGGAGATATCCAGGAGAGCACAGACCTGCAATCATTACAAAAGTTTGGGAAGAGGGAAATCCTGACTCTCTTGTGCAGCTTCAAGTCTTTACGGACGGGCTAAATGACTATGATGTTGGCGATCATGGATCTAGCGGGATTGCGTGGCGTACATCGGTTCACCATGACGAAACAGGCAAGAAGTGGGCTTCATGGCACTGGCCCGAGTTTGTGCCTGCCAAGGAATAGCTCATGATACTCAAGAGTGACACATCAGGACTAGACATGCTTCTCTCACGTGTTCGCAGGGCGCGTGTCGAACTGCCAAGGATCACCAAGGATGCCGCCCAGCGAGCTGGTGACACGGTGAAAGGACAACTGTCTAGTGCATCGCCACATGGCAGATCAGGAGGACCTCCACCACCTGGTGATAGCTCAGGGCCACTAGCAGGCTCTTTCTCCGCTCAGGCATCACAGGTAGGTACAGGGGCTCATATGGAGCTGACGACCAGCCAGCCATTGAAGCTCCAATATGTCACGCTTGGAACGGGCATTTACGTTGGCAAGGGACCTATTAGACCTTTAGTCAAACGAGCATTGTTCTGGCCGGGCGCTGCTCATCCATGGAGATCTGTGAAGGGCATGAAAGGCAAGGACTTTGTGAAGCCTGTCATGGCCAAAAGAGGCGATGCGGTGAAAGCTGAGATGCAGAGGGCTATCCAAGAGATCAAAGACATTCTAGGGGGTGCCTAGTGCCCACGCTCAGAGACCCAAACAATCCGAATACAGCAAAAGTCATTATGGGTATTCTCAAGAATATATTGCCAGTAGGCACACAGCTTGCAGCAACAAGTACATCAGGCACAGGACTAGAACTAATCTATATACAAGCCAAATATAAGATGGCTCTCAATATGACTGATGCAATACCAATAGCAGTAAATATGTCATCAGGTCAGCAAGAGCGGAGCAATGAGGCACAAAGAGCTTATTCAGGAATAATACCTATAGAAGTAGGATACTATTCGAGGTGGGATGACAGGAATGACACCATTGATGCAATATGGGATGGGCTTGATGTGGATATAGAGCGCATGGCAGCAAATGTTGAGTCTAATGATGATACAGAGTATGGAGGAACAAATCATACTATTAGCTTGGAAAAGATTGCATTTTCCTCATATGAGGATCAAAAAGATGAAACATTTGTAGGCTTGACATTGATTAAGCGTGTGATGACGCTTACCTATAATGTACTACCATATGGCACGTAAAGGAGGCATAGATGCCAGAAATACCAGAGGGACTTGCAGGTGCTCGCTACAAAGGCCATGGCGTGGGCCTGCGAGAGGGCATGAAGTACTACAACACTGATGGCTCACTCAGGAAAGACACAGAAGACAAGAGGGCACTCTCACTTGAGCCCGGTGATGAGATCATGTTTCAGGATGAGGATGTGTACGGCAAAACTTTGTGGCACGATCCTAACCAGAGCTTGCCGTCCCAGTACATCGGGTTGGGCAAGGTCGTCAAACCTGAGCATGCAGGCAAAGATGATCAGGAATTGCAGGAAATCGGGTATGAATTCCACCAAGGCAGACCTGATGTTGAGCCTGTAGAGCCTCTTGAGGTCTTTCTGAAGCGGCGCAAGAAGGCAGGAAAGAAGGAAAAGGCTAGGGAGACATCACAGACCATCACTATTGAGCAATCTGCTGAAGAGCTTGATCCTCGTGATGCTATGTATCAAGAAATTGAGGATATGGAGCAAAAAATTGGGATTAGCGAGCAAGAAAGAGAGCAACTCTAATGCCAACTGTATTAGTTCCATTTAGGGGTAGCAACGCTTATCTAGGCTTCTCAGAAGAGACCGCACCCGGTACGCCTGTAGCACCTTCTATCTTCCCACGATGGAAGAATGGCACCAAGATCGAGATTGCTCTCAACACTGAGGAGATAGAAGAAGGTGATGGAGGCCGACGTACTACTCTGCTCATCAAGAATGGCCAGATGGTCAAAATCAAGTGGGTTGGCTCACTCAGGCCGAATGAGAAGGGCTATTTTGAGAAGTGGGCAGCGGGCGCAAGCAGTGATACCTACACAGCGCCAACGGTAGCCACCACACTGAGCGCATTGACGGCTATAGGTGCCACAAGTATCACAGTAGCTGCTCAGACTGGCTTGACTGGAAGCGGCACGATAGCACTTGTTCTTGAGGCAGGCACGGCTACTGAAGAAATAGCCGTGTTCAACATCCCTGCGACCGGAGTCGGTCCTTACACACTCACGGTTGCCTCAACTTACAATGGCGGTGCGCTCAGGCTTGCTCATGCCAATACTGGTACCGTGAAGAGCAAGGCTGCTCATGTCATCATTGATCAGAACGAGGGGCCATATATCACTGCTGAGGCTGGATTCGGGAACCTCTACTCTGCAGGTGGAACCGCTATCCGCATCCGCTCCTGCAAGATCGACAAATTCACAACCACAGGTGAGCACGGCAAGATCTTGATAGATGAGATTGAGATGACTGGCATCGCTAGCACCGTGCAAGGCAGTCCTGCTACTATCACACTCGAGCAGCACGCGCCATTCATCTTCTATCAGGGTGCCTACACTGCTGATGGTGCCTCTACAGGCCAAGCTCTGCGCAAATTCATCCTAGAGCGGACTAATAACCTCGATAGCGATACGCAAGGCGAAGGGTTGAATCCGACGTGTTTGATTTTCGGCAAGCTTGATGTGAAGCTCAAGTACTCATTGATCCTCACCGCATTTTCCAAGATCTACAACACATTCTATGGAAGCGCGACTGGCACAACCGACTCTGTGCAAGTGGGCTACGGCGCTTTCAACGCGCTCTTTACGCAGCCTGACACGCTCAACACGCTTCAGTACAACATCCTGACGGTGGGGTATACAAACAGCCCCTGGCCAGACCCACAAGAGGACGGGAAACATTGGGATATCGACTACGAGGGGACGAGCGTCGTTGTGCCACCATCAGGCTCCGGGCCTAACAATGCATATAAGTTGCAGACCACACTCACAAATACCCAATTCGCGGCATACTAGGAGCATTTATGAACAATGGAACAATAGAGGCTGATTTCAAGCAACTGAAAGCCTCACCAGAACAACCTAAGCAGGCACCTCGAGTAGTCAACAGCGATGAGGTCACGAACGAGGTCATCCCTATTCGGCTCTCCATCTATAAGAATGAGCCTCTCATCCTTGATGACGGCACGCCTTTCTGTGATGAGCATGGCAATCAGCATATGGGGCGTACTGTAGTTGGCACGCGTACCGCAAAGATCCTGAACATTGCGCCTATTGACCTCTACACCCGTGCTATAGCCATGTTCGATGGAATTGAGGGAGGCGTTTCACTCAACAAGCTCAGCAAAGAGCAGCTTGATAGCTTGACTGATATGCTGCTCGAATGTTGGAGGATATCCGAGCCTTTCATGACAAAGGATGCGTTGAGGGAGGGAGTTGATGGCATACGCATGATCGAGCTTTTCACTCAGGTTTTTTTCAAGGGGAGCCCCCAATCGAGCGACAATCCCTCGCAAGACGGGAGTATAACGCAAGACATGGGTCAGGTTCCCCAATCGTAGTTGATAGCGTTCCTGTAGACCCTGATTGTGATTGGGGTGTGGTAGCCATTCAAAAAGCATTGGAGCAGGCCGAGGAGTTCGAGGATGAGGGAGACATAGACGCTGCAAATCTGCTCAGGGCACAAGCACAAGCCGCTAAGGCAAGGCTAGATGGCACTAAGGAGACAAGCACGGCATTGGTGCCATACGACCCGATGAGGCTCTACGCTCGAGTGCTGTACTACTACAGGGGCGCTATCGCTGACGCGGACTTTGCCCGAATCGACTACCGGCGCTTCTTCGGATATGTAAGGGAGCTAGATTTTATCTTGCAAGAGGAGGCAGAAGCCAAGGGAGGGACAGACAAACCCAAGAAGCAGCCACAAGGTGAGATTAACGCAATGCTCAATCAATTCCCACAACCACAAGAATACACGGGAGAAGTCATTCAGCTCATTTGAGGTATCATGGCAGACAACACAATCTGGAAATTAGATCTTCAAGCAGGCAACTCGGACGCGATTCTCAAGTCTTTTGAGAATAGTCTCAACGTGGCCAAAGATCGGATCAATCAGGTTGTAGCGGCTGGCCAGAACTTCGAGAAGCTTTCCTCATTCCAAACAAAAGCTGCTGAAGCTGCCAAGAAGCTCGAGGTAGCACAAGCGTCTGCAGCAGTCGCACTCAAGAAAGCCCAGGACGCCGCGTCAAATGGCAAAGCCTCTGCTGAGCAACTCGCACTCATGCAGGCCAAGGCTGGTCTCGCTGCTCAGAAGGTAGAGACGGCTGAGAACTCTCTCGGCTCAGCTATGGCCAAGGTCAAAGGCGAGAGTGATCGCCTTTCTTCTGCCATGCAAGAGGAGACACGATCGGCTGGCTCATTTGCTAATGCTATCAATGCCATCAAAGGTGTGCTTGGCAACGTTGCAACTCAAGCAAAAGCAGCATTCTCAGGTATTGCAGATGCCACAAGTCATGTAAAATCAGCATTTTCAAGCGTTGCTGAGTTTGCGAGCTCAGCAGGGTCTTCTATCGTCAACGGATTTAAGAATGCTGCTACAGGCATCAGGGATTTTGTCGGCAATTTTCGCATGGCCTCTAGTGAGGTAGATACCTTCAAAGAGAAAGCCTCGACTATCCATATCTCTATCCTGTCAAGCCTCAGATCCGCAGGTGCAGGTTTTCTTGATCTAGCATCTAAAATCAGCAACGTCACGACTGGTATCCAAAATATCATCCAGTGGTCTATCAATCTTGGGACAGCTCTCTTTAAGCCTATAGTCGCATCTGAGCAGCTTGGAATCGCTTTCACCACGCTCATGGGAGGTTCCAAGAAGGCCGCAGAGGACTTGATCAAGACGCTCAACCACTTTGCTGATGTGACCCCATTTGAGCCTGGGCCTGTGCAAGAGTATGCAGCCCAATTGATCGGCATGGGTATTGATGCCAAACAAACCATACCAATCATGACAAGCCTGGGGGACGCCTTATTCGGAATAGGACATGGCACTGAAGCGGAAATGGCTTCTGTTGTGGACATCATCGGCAAGATCCGTGTTGCAGGCAAGGCAACGTGGGGCGATATCAGCCAACTCCAAACACATGGCATTGACGCCTTAGACGCTATGAGTAGGGCCACAGGCAAAACTAAGGATGCTCTGCGAGATATGGCTGGCAAGGGTGGAATACCTGCCAAGGAAGCCATAGACGCGCTTACCAAGGGGATAGAGATGAATCCCCTGTACCAAGGCGGTATGGCCAAGCAAGCCCAATCTCTATCAGGCGTACTCTCAACACTCACAGGCTACCTCAAAGAGGCGCTTAACACATTCCTTGGCCTCAAAGATGGAATGGTTATCACGGGCTCGATCCTTGATCAGCTAAAAACGGGATTTAGTATACTTGGCACGATGGTGTCAAATCCCATCTTCCAGGACTTTGCAGAAAAGACAGGTCAGAAGATAGCAGATGTCCTGACTAGTGTAGAAAAGACGACAGGACGGGTTATTAATGGTTTCAAGGATCTAGCAAAATCCTTGGATCAAGCTTCTGGTAAAGCTTTTGTCTCAGATCTCGCCTACATGGGGCGACAACTGAGCTACGTTTTTGGCACCATACAAAGCCTAGGGGGGAATGTCCTTAACGCCTTCAGAGGTCATCTCACAGGCGCAAGTGGGACCCTTTCAGGCGTATTTGCGGGTGCGCTACGCATTGCTGGCAACGGGCTCCGCGGGGTTGGTGACGAGCTGCATCACCTAATGAGCTTCCTTGGCAGCATCGATGTTAACCCTGTCATTGACGGTTTCTTCAAAGCAGGCAATTCTGCTGCTAAATTTATTGCCAATATCGATCCTATCCCTGTACGGCTATTCTTCTCTAGCATCCAATATCTTGAGATGCAATTAAAGCGTACTGCAGGTATAGTTGAAGGAACTGTCCTCTACCTCTTTAAGCAACTAGCTAGCTCATTTGATTTTGTTACAGGAAAAACAACAGCATTTCATAAGTCATTCGATATCGTCAATGGCGTGCTCGTAAAGACGCGAAGTCCGTTACAGACTCTCATTGGCGATGGCTTCTTCAAGCTTGGCGCAATCATCACAAAGGTAGCTGAGGATGTCCATAGATTTGGCGATACAATTGATAATAAGCTAAAAACAGCATTTCAAGATGTAAAAAAGGCTATGGAGCTTCCTGTTTGGCAGAAAATGGGGGATGTACTCGGCAGACTCGGTAAGGCCGCTCTTGATTTGGGAGGCTCAGTATTCTCTCTCTGGACAACTTTCTCTCCTATAGGCACTCTCTTCAAATCAATTGGCGACTCAGGACTAACTTTCTCAGGTGTTTTATCTAGTATAGGCGACATTGTTGATAATTATGTTACACCTGCAATAAATGGGCTAAATGGCTTTATCAAGGATATGGGGCCTCTTCTCAAACCAATATCTAAGCAGCTTTTAGACATGTTCGTGGGATTTGGCGCTTGGCTCAAGCAAAATGGGCCAACATTGATGGATCTAGGAGGGAAGATCTTTACAGGGATAGGGGCCACCATCAAGTTCCTCTTGCCGATTATATCGAATGACCTGCTCCCTGCTTTGTCCGGGATTGGCGGCGTGGTCGGTACGCTCACGACGAACTTTCTCACTTGGGCCGATAGCTCAAAAGGTCTGCAGACCGATCTTACCAATCTATGGAATTGGATCTCACAAAATGTAGCACCTATTTTTACGTCTCTGGGCAACATTATCAAGAATGATGTGATGCCACATTGGGATGGCTTCGAGAAGAGCACGGGCAAGCTCACCGATTCCCTTGGCAGGCTCTGGGACAAGATCTCACCTATACTCACCCCAGCAATTGACACACTTGGCGTTTCAGGCGTTGAAACCAAAGGCAAGATGGATGGCATGAGAACAGCAATTGATGTAATTGGAGTTGCAATTGACGCATTTATTAAAAACATCAATATGGCAATTGACACGCTATCGACATTAATCGATTGGCTGTCTACTGCGATAGGTTGGATGAATCAGTTTGACGCGGGTATGACGAACGTCGCTGCAGACATTATCAATTTTCTAAGCGGCGGTAGAGCCAATGCAAAACATGTCAATACGAGCGGCTCTGTTAGTGGGGGAGGCATAGGTGGTGGTGGAGCAGTCCGAAGCTTTGCCTCGGGTATCGAAAACTTTGGTGGTGGCCTAGCATACGTACATGCCAACGAGCTGCTCTTGAACCTTCCGAAAGGAACCTCAGTATTCAACCCTGCCAAGACTGCTCAGTTCATGCAGGGTCTCAAGATGCCCACGCCTACCTTCTCAATGGCTGCTCAATCATCCTCAAGCACATCACAGAGTGGCAACAATGATCAGGTCGTGGGACTGCTAGCCGCTATCCTGGACGCGCTACAGAAGCAAGGTAGAGGCGGGAATGTCACGATGAATGCCAATGTTGCATCGGGCTCTGTGGACGCTCAGAGGATCAATCAAATGATACAGAGCTTGGGTGGGAAAGCTGCAGAAATGATGCAAAGAGGAGGTGGATAGTATGAGTTATGCTGCATACGGTTCATATTCTCTAGATACGTTCAACTCAGGCGTTGGCAATATATTCCGGTCAAAACCTGTGGGCGCACCTGCAATCTCACCTGTTGTCTCAACCGTGGCACGGCGCTATGGAGCAGTCAAATCAGGCGAGACTGTACCAGTGCGTGACATACCTGTCACAATCAAGATTGTAGCTTCTTCTAGATCTGATCTTAATGCACGCTTGGATGCTTTAAAGAAGGCGTTATGGTTAAGAGGACAGCAGTTAGTTATTTATGAGGATTTACGGTACTTCTCTAACGTAGATTGTGTTGCTGCTGAAGCTGTCCTATCAGGTGCTGCTAATATTTCTGCATGTGTCGTAAATATGACGTTTAGAACATATGATGTCATGGCATATGCTGCTGCAAGCTCGAGCTACGACACAGGGACAGTTGTCCTGACCTTGGCTAGTGGTGTGTGGAACTTCCCTGCTACTGCAGTAGTCGGAGGTGGCACGGTCGAGAGTTATCCCCTAATTCGATTGACTAATCAGACATCCACAGGCGCAACGACGCTCACTACGGCACGCAATAGCGGCACGTCCTACACCACCTTGCCCGTAAATGCCACGTCATTTAGTGCTTCCGTGGGGGATCAACTGAAGCTAGTCAGTGGTGGCAATAGCCAGACGGTTACTGTGGCCACATCGTTTTCAGTAGGGGCTACGACTATCACCGTCAGCAGCTTTACCGCAAATGCCACATACGGCATAGGCTCAACAGTCACAAAGCAAACGCAGTGGACAGCGATCAGTGTCACACAAGCGAGCGATAGCCAGACGGTTAGTGCAAATTCGACGGCTACCGTTCCTCTTCCACTCAATAACGCGGATTATGTGGACATCCAATGTGATCCTGCTACAGGCTTTTCTATTATGACCAACGGCAATGGCAAGCTGAGCGATCCAGTGGGCGTATTTCCTACATTGCCGCCTGATAGTACAAATTTCAACATAACAGTTACTAGCGTTTCTGCTGTGTCAGCAGATGCACTTTTCTCTTGGACAGCGAGGTACCTCTAATGGCACGATTACCAACCGTGAGCGGAGATCTAAATAGCTGGGGAACAGTTCTCAATACCTTCCTGAGTGTCGCCCATAACACAAACGGCACGCTCAAAAACTACTTTTTCAATGTTACGGACTACGGTGCACTCTGCGATGGGATAACAGACGACACAGCGGCTATTATCGCAGCTATCGCAGCAGCTAGCCTCTCATTTGGTGGGATTGTCTTTATACCTGATGTATCTGCTGTTTCATCCACTATCACGCTTGGTAGCAACGTTACGCTGATGGGCTCTGGACAGAACAGCGGACTCAAGATCATGTCGAGCTTCTCAGGCTCAAGTGTGCTCTTGCTAAATGGTGACTTTGCTCAAGTCCTGAATATGCAAATAGCAGGGCCTACCTCAACATTTGGCTCTAATCCTGCTGCAGACGCGATACAGATAACAGGTGCAAGGCGCTGTATTGTCGATAAAGTTGTATTTTATTATATCAATGGATGGATGGTGCAATCCACCTCTACCTCTGGAGTTGCTAACTATAACTGTAGATTTACGAACTTATACGGCTTCAACTGTGCAAATGGTATTCATACACTTGGTGTAACAGGTAGCTCGTTTGGCATGTCGGCATTTATTAGTAGTTGCAGTATGGACTTCCAATCAGGCTCAGGCAACTGCTATCTGATCGAAGACAGCAATGACGTGCTCATGAGTGATATTTATGGGGACTATTTAGGGGGTACAGGCTCGGTTGTGCGCATAAAAGGGGCGTGCAACGGTATCTACATGACCTGCTTTGACATTGGGCCTTTCCCGAATCCAGGAACGACCGGGCCTACCGTGGTGATTGAGTCAAGTGCGAATGGCTCACCAGCATTTGTAGGACTGGCAAACGGCATTATCGAAGGTGGGAGTGTAGGAGCTTTAGTGAGCGCTGGCCAGCAGATCATGTTCACAAACTGCCAGTTCTATAACAATGCTTCACATGGGCTTCAAGCTACAGGCGGTTTTGGCATTCTCGCTACCTCTTGTCTGTTCTATCTGAATGGTGCAACGGCTGGTGCAGGTAGATACGATATTAGCATATCTAGTGGTGGTAACGGCGAGTTTCGCCAGTGTCACTTCCTCACACCGCAAGGCTCTGGCGCACAGCAAGTAAACAACGCCGTCAACGTCACAGCAGGTACTTTTGTGATGTCCGAGTGTACGTTTTATGGGACTGGCTTCACATCAGCAAATATCTTCAACACTAAGCCAACAACCATCAAAAACTGTCCCGGCTACAACCCGCTTGGAATGATCACGCCTCCCGCTGTGCCTGCTACCACAGTTGCGACGGCTGTGCAGTCTACCGACATGACTGTCTACATCAAAGGCGGCACATTAACGGTCGTCAACGTGGGAGGCGTGGCAACTGGCATATCAGCAGCAGCTTCGGCGGGTGCTGTCCATACCGTGAGAGTCCCGGCAGGCTTGACCATAGCAATCACATACACTGTGGCTCCTACTTGGACGTGGTGTAGCGATTGACTTTATTGCAGCAAATACATGTCTAGTCATCGTTATCCGGGAATGGGTTATACGTAACCAGCCAATAGACAAAATAGACAACAGCATAAATAGAGATGGCAGCCGCAATTATAGGTAATATCGAATTCATGAGTATATTATAGCATAAAAAGCAAGATCTGAAAGAAAGGAGGTGAGAGCGTGTCAGGATACGGATCGGGTCTCTATGGTTCGGGCGTTTACGGCTCGGGGCCATATAGTGGGTCTCCTCAAGATGCAAATATAGGCAAATTCCAGGTTGTAAAGGTATACGGGCCAACCGGGAACTTCATAGATGTGATTCGTGATGCGCCTCTCCTTTCCTGCAAAGAAAATATTAGTGCTGCAGCAGACACCGTACAGATCAGGCTTCCAAGACATATAGATTCCTTCGATGGCCCTGGGCAGCCTGGAAGCTTGGGGACAATTGTCCAAGGCAACATTGTTCAGTGGTGGTTATACGGAGCGGGAATCAGCTCGAGTGGCTTGCTCAAGTTCCAGGGTATCATTGATGAGATTGCGCCTACCCTAGAAGAAGGTGGTGCGGAATACGTTGATGTCACTGTCACGCCATACAGCCAAGTCTTGGGAGATCATGGCGTTGGTACCACGGCTATCAACTTTGGCACCGCTGGCAATTCTGCAACCTATCTCGACACTGCCACTATCCTCAAATCTTTCTTCGCTGGCTCGTACGTAGACACCAGTGGCAACACAGTAGCCGTTACAGATCCGGTAACAAGCAAGCCCTATGCCGATCCTTTCACGCTTGATCCTACCTCCCTCGCGACAACAGGGCAGCTTGTACAATTTGCTTTCCAGAGTCAGAAACTCATTTCAGTATTTACTAACATTTTGTCTATTTCTACCAATTCATACTTTATTCGCATGAATCAGGACAAAACAGCTTTCTTTGGCAAAATACCGACCGATCCCACCCATACCCTCTATCTCGGTCAGGACATCTCATCTATTGAGTACAGCACAAGCAACGTTCCACGTAAGAATGTGATTGTGGTGATTGGAGCAGGGAGCGTAAAGGCAACAGCTACAGGCACAAGTGTTAGCTCAATTGGAGAACGGGTGTACTACAAGAGCGATAATCGCATAACTGACAATAACACGGCTCAATTCCTGGCCAACGGTATTCTCTCCATTCTTGATCGAGAGACGGTGAGAGCCAAAATCAAGGTTCCCGACTATCGCGGCTCTGCTCAGCAAGGCTTGGGCTATGACATAGAGACTTTCAAGGTAGGACAAACGGTCAAGATCGTTGACGCAAGAGCACCCAGCGCCTCTACGGCAGGCTTAGGCTCAAAGTGGGGCTCGATGGTCTGGGGACGTGATACGTGGGGAGCACCCGCAGGAGCAACTATTTGGGGGTCATTCAACTGGGGAGGAGCTGTCTGGTCTGCCAGCGTGGGAAGCATATTCAATACGGTGAATACTATCATGTCTATCGATTATCGTTATTTTCATGTAGAACTCGAATTAGGCGCTAGGGCTCCTTCTCTATCACGCGCCCTGTTCGACCTAGAAATCCGATTTCAGGACGCTTCATTGGTATAGGAGGTATAAATAGATGCCAAGTGGTATAACAGGCGCATCAATCACCACGCTCACAAATGGTACAACGGCTTCGGCTGCAGATGTCATGGCCTCGCTCAACTCACTCAAATCGAACGGCGTGAATAATGACTCAGGTACCATCACAACGGACAATTCAGGCGGTATCACAGCGGTCAAATTCAGCACGGCGAATGGACAGATACGAGGAATATTCTTCCTTGGTTCGTTTTTCCAACTAACGACAAACCCGACCGTAAACAGCGGTGTAACATCTGCTCTTACCGCATCAGGAGGGGCTACAGGTGTCCCATCGGCCGCTATAGCAGTGCTCATCTCTGGCTCGATCACCAGTGCGACGGTAGGGGCGTATGTCACGGTAGCAGCGCATAGCGCAAGTATGACAGGAGTACCGCAAATAGGCACCATCCAAGTGACCAATCAGTTTGCGGCATTTGGGAACCTGATAGTTCCGCTTGCTTCAAATCAGATCGACGTGAAGGCCAATACGGGCAACTGCATATTGCAAACTTGGTACATCAATGGCTACATCATCTAAGGCATCCCGTGCCACAACATCAAAAAGGTGATGATGGCAAAGGGACCGAGCAAAAATAAAGCTCCAAGTGCTGTTAGTGCAAGATAAATGATGTTTTTCATGTCTGTACTAACGCACTTGGAGCATCGAAGTAACTCAATATCTTGTTACACAGGAGGACCTGTTGAATATCACACGAATACTCAATGGCAATTGCTTCCCTGGGGTGAATCGCCCTAAATTTGTCATTCTCCATGGTACAGCCGGGGGTATCTCTGCAGAGGCTATAGCTCGCTTCTTCCAAAATGCAGGTGTCTCAGCTCACTATGTGATAGGACAAGACGGGCAAATAGTGCAATGCAATAACGAATTAGATGGTGCGTGGGCGGATGGAATTATTGATGGTATCCCCATGGCTGGCCTGCCATTCCGTACCCAGTCAGACGGCGTACACAGGGATGATTGGTGGAACCCCAATGGGATCAACCCTAACGACATGGGCATAGCTATAGAGCACTGCAAGCCTCACAATGACAATAGTGATGCGCTAACACCTGCTCAGCAAGCTTCTAGCTTGTGGCTTGTGAATGACATCTGCAATCGATGGAACATCCCTAAACGCTTTGCAGACGCGAATGGAGGCATCACGGGACACTTCTCTATCGATGCTGTGAGTCGCCAACGATGCCCAGGACAATATCCTTGGCAGGAATTATTCAACTACTTGAATGGAGGACAGAAACCTATGCCGCCTATGCAACCTGGCGTAAATCAGATCAAGTCAGCTCATGACAGTTGGGACAGCGTGCTCAAAAACACAGTAGCAGGCCCAGCACCTACCGGATCGGGCATCTATAACGAATGGCTAGCAGCGCTCATCCAAGGCAAGTTCTACGGGCCGCCACTCACGCATGAGTACGCCTCTGTGGACTGGGCTGGTAACCCGATCGTTGTCCAAGAGTTCGGAAGAGTTCGGTGTGAGTGGAAAGATGGGGCGCCTAATTGGTACGGCGCAAACGGCAAGATATAGCCATAACGAGGCATTATGCAGCAACAGCCACAGCAGTCAGATATGTCAACATTATCGTATCGATTAACGTCATTGGAGACACATGTGCAGCAGTTGCAAGTTGAGTTGCGAACGTATGTACCTGCAAGAGAGAACGAGCTGCAATTGCAGAGTATACGTTCCACCGTAGAGCGCATTGAAAGAGATGTGCAAGAGGCAAAGACACAGGTTACTAGCTTAAACGGCAAGCTTGAAACACAAGTTAAAGAGCAGGATAAGATGCAAATTAGTGCTCTTAGTAAGACTCTTATCGTTATTGTTGGTGGATTTGCATCTGTCCTAACAGGAGTACTTGTGTACTTTCTTACACATCCTGGGGGTTAAGCATGAAACAAAAGAGAATGATAGTCATCATGCGTATCTTAGGATGGCTTGGTATTATCTTGCTTTTCTTCACTCTTGCATTTGAAGCCTTGCCACTCATGTCGAACACGACGCTTGGCACGTTCCGACTGATGACACGACAAAGAGTCCTGCAGCAGAGGATTGTCAAAAACGTCTTGATCTTGGCTTATCAGACCTCTTCAGATGAGCATGTAGAGGCCATTAACGAGCTTCAGACAACCTTGCCAGTCTGGGAGCAAGTACAAAAAGGTCTCAGGCTAGGGGACGCTTCACTTGGCATTTCTGCCAACCTGCCGGGCGATATTGAGCTTTTGCTCACCCAAGCACAGCCTGATTTTGCGTACATGGATGCGGCTGCTCGTCAGATCCTTGCGCGCCCATCACCTGTCGATCCTGTGCAGCTTGCTATCATCCAACAACACGACCAGCCATACTACTTGACCATGGCACAGGTGAGCGACTTATTCCAGGAGCGCATCCAGGGTGCTGCAAAGATCTACTTTGGCATCGAATTAGGCATGGGTATTGCACTTATGTCTATCTGGATTGCATTCTTGCTTTTCATTCGTTCATTCAACAAAAGGAGTAAGACATGAACACAACCATTGTCAACGTTCTTATCGATCAATTCTCGTTGTACATCCTTCCACCGCTCATAGCATATTGTGTATCAGTGAGCATTGTGTATGTCAGGAAGGCATTTGAGAGACTTCCATCAAATGTACGCAAGATTGTCTGGGACTACACAAATACGGTAGTGAAGTCCATTATGCAAAAATCCGATAAGGACTGGACGGATGAGCAAAAGAAAGACTATGCAGTAGGGGAGATACGCTTGCTTCTTGTCAAGACAAGCAAGAAAGTAAGTGCTATGGTATCAGATGAGTTGATCGAGCATGTTATCGAGCAGGTCATCTTTGAAATCAAAAAGACGGCACCACCTACACAGCCTGCTATCAGGAGAGCAAGCTTGTGACATCTCCCCATGGATAAATCCAGGGGCTTCCCATTCTCACGAACGAGAGTTTCCTGTTTCAACGGGAGTTGCCTGTCGAACACGGGTCCGAACAGGTCTTACACTCCCTCCACAAGCAGACGCCGAGAGCCCCTCGGCCAGAATGTTACGAGCGGCGTTGATGTCTCTATCTTGGACAACGCCACATTCAGGACATGCCCATTCACGCACGTCCAAAGTTAAGGAGTCTACCACATGCTTGCAGTCATAGCAGGTTTTAGAAGATGGGAAGAAGCGGTCAATCTTGACCAGGGTGCGTCCGTACCACTGACTCTTGTAGTCCAGTTGTCGGACAAACTCTCCCCATCCTACATCGCTGATGGCTTTTGCAAGCTTGTGGTTTCTGACCAAATTCTTGACTGCCAGACTCTCGACGCAAATCACTTGGTTTTCGTGAATTATGCGTGTCGAAAGTTTGTGCTGGTAGTCTCGACGCTGGTCATTGATACGAGCATGCACACGCGCTACTTTGAGCCGCGCTTTGGCTCTGTTCTTGGAGCCTTTCTTCTTTTTTGCATGCCGACGTTGAGCTTTTGCAAGAGCTTTTTCGCTCTTTGCGTAGTACTTGGGATTGTCGATGCTTTCTCCAGTCGAGAGAGCCACCATGGATTTGATGCCAAGATCAAGTCCAACCATTTTGTTGACGACTGGAAGAGGTTCGATGTTGTCCTCTACCAGCATGGAGACAAAGTAGCGGTCAGCGCAATCTTTGGAGATCGTAACCGAGCTAGGTTTAGCATCTTTGGGCAAATCACGATGCAAGTGGATATCCAAGGGAGCATTCATTTTTGCCAGAGTGAGGTGCTTGCCATCCCACTTAAACGCATCACCAACGTAGGTAGCAGACTGGTTCCCCTGTTTTTTCTTGAATGTGGGATACTTGGCGCGTCCCTCAAAGAAGTTTTTGTATGCTGTATCCAAGCGACGGAGGGATTGCTGCAATGGAACGGCAGCAACATCTCCGAGCCAAGGATACTCTTTCTTCAGGCACGGCAGCATAGCCGAGAGGGCATTGTAGTTGAGCTTTACACCAAGCTCGGCATAGGCAGTCTTGCGGGTGTTGAGCCCCCAATTGTACGCGAAGCGGCAACATCCGAACGTTTGCGCCAAGAGGCGCTTTTGCTCGTCGGTCGGATAGAACCGATACTTGAATGCCCGCTTCTGTTTGCTCACTGCCTATTTGCCTTTCTGATTTCGTTTGATATGCTCTTCCATTACGGTCAAGATCTCCCCATTCAGAGATCTGTTATTGCGCTTAGCAATCTCTTTCAATTGCTCCAAGATGTGAGCAGGAAACCGCAACGTGAGCGCTTTTATATCGTCTTTCATGCAACCATTGTACTATCAATTTGGTTGAATGTCAATAGGCTATGGGGCACTTGCTTTAGCCATTCACTCCCATAGCTTATTGCGATAGGTGCTTGACCGGACCTGCTCTATACCGTAGAATTAGTGCATGCCAATCCGCTGTACAGCCGTTCTGATACCACGGTCGTATTGCATAGATAATTCAATTGCGGATTGGCACTCCTACTTCACAAAGCGAGACGTGACATGCAATTCAAAGAGCTTCATCCCAGCCCGTATCCTAAAGTGGACCTCAGCAAGCGCAATGTGGAGACATGCTGGCTCGATACAGAGCATGAAACGCCTGCTATGCCAAAGGAGAGCAGCTACAGCGGCGTGTCTAACCCCTATCCAAATAATCCCTGTCCGTATTGGCATGCTCCTGTGATGAAGCGTCCAGTTGATCGTGAGAGGATGGCTGCACGGGCCACGTGGGCTTATCTTGTCGTGTTCTCGCTTGTGATTATATCGATATGCCTGTGGAATGTTGTGGTGATGGTGGCGACGAAGCTCAAATAAAAAGGCCCTGAGCTTTCTTTCACCCAGGGCTAGACTAGATTGCGCTACTCAGGATTGGCTAAACGCTCAGCTTGCCTGTTCAACGTCCGTCTCCACGCGGCATCATGCCCGAGTCGTTCGCAGTTCATACGAAAGCTTAGATCACTATCATACAGCTCTCTACCGACCTCACAAAGCCACTGCGGATACTCAGGAGAGTCGTACTTCTCATCACGAATGGTCACATTATTGTTGCTCATTTTTCTTTGCCTTTCGTACCAAGGTCTTGATGAATCGATCAAGACCTTCAAACATCGCTAAATCTGCCAACTTGCCGTAGTCGCTTTCCTCAATTCCACTTACCGCAGCAGCCTCACAAAACTCTTGCCACACATGTTCAGGGATGCCAACAAGCCTGTATCTTGTATCAGGTCTGTCAGGAGCCTTGACGGTTTTGAGACGGGGGCGACCAGCACCAGGCCGAGCACCCCCACGATTGCTACCGTTCATGCAATCCTCACTCCGTCCTCATCAAACATTCCGAAGTCTGCAGGAACATCCATGTGACTCAGAGGACGAACACCGCCGAAGATTGATGCATTTCGCTCATGCCACCTCTTTGCATCTGCAAGGTCTTGTTCTGTGGCAGGTGCCAAGCTCTCATTGTCATACTCGTAGGTACCACCTGTGTGCAGCAATGTTGCTAAGATCTTTTCATCAGCAATGCTAGCCACTGTGGCGCAAACCGTACCACCAATTGCGTCGACGATTTTTACAGCCTGTCCAACTTGATAGCTCATCTCTTTCTCCTGTAGAAGCTTTTGAGCAAGTCTAGAAGCCCATTGATTTCTTTCAGCTAAAACTGCCTTGTGTGTTGCCAGCCACTTGATATAAGACACTGGACACTCTGCCAAATTTTCGCCTTCATGCTTTCCGAAATCTAGAGTCTTCATCGCTTGCTCCTTAGTTTTATTCCATACCTCACTTGGTATAGTTGAATTATGCCATATTATCAAAACATTGTCAAGGGTATTTGCAATGAATATTGACTGTTTTTCAAAACTGATAGATATTCGTAGGCACAAAAAAAGAAGACCAAACAGCGGCCTTCTCACTCTTTCCTCTATGCCTCTATCGGCGTCTTGTCCTCTGTCCCCTCTTGATCAGATCGTTCCTGTATCTCTCCTCTATCCCTATGAGCTGCTCACTCTTGGCTATCTCGAGCTGTAGGCTCATCTGTCCGGACAGGAATGCAGCTCTCTTGCCGACCCTGCTGCGGATTATGTCCTCTACAAAAGGCGGAATCATCGGCTGGTTGGAATGGTTGAAAGATCGCAACATACATTCTCCTTGCTTTACATACAACATGAGCTACTAATGTCTTACTATCAGTTAATCCGATTATACCACCGGGCGTCAAAATGCCTTCTATCTATAACAAAATAGAACATTTGTTATAGATAGAAGGCATGAAAAAGCCCTCCTGTGATATTGGGCCTCCGAGTATGAATGGAACGAAAAACAACGCTAAGAGCTTGGAGAGATGATAACGACCGTTATTACACATCCAAAATGGCATGTCATATACGGCATATCACCTATACAAACTGTATAGGTCTTGTGGGAACACAGAGGTTAAGAGAGAACAAATTTCCTTAGCGTTGTTTTTCGTTCCGTTAGTACTCAAGGG